TATAAATGTTTTACCACCGGTGAGTGTATTGCTAGTAGGGCCTACTGAGCTGAGTTCAGGCCCTATGCTCGGTACTGGCACCCCTAACAGATACTCACTACTAGGAGCAGCAGCGACAGTATCATAATACAGATACTTAGGCTCACCATTGCCGGTGATATAAATACGATTATAGCGATCATTAGGTACAGGGCTTCTGATCGCTTTGACGTTTTGAGCAGTCCAGCCTAACCATTGGTAGGGCGGATCAGTGTCATTTGGTTTCTTGTAATAATAAATCGATCTATTAGTGCTGGTCGTAGTAGAGACTTGCGTTACACCTTTTAGCGCTGTAATCGCACCACTGTCGATACGCAGATTAGTGGCGACTGTTGCCATATTATCTTTTAGCAAGTGGTCGCTGACTTTCGGTGCTTTACCGGAAAACTGATCGATTTTAATCGCCATGATTAAGCCTGCGGTGCTTTAGTAGGATTACTTAAGGTACTGTCCACACCCATCTTTGAAGCAATAGCGCTGATAAACATCTTATAGTATTCAGTGCCTCTGGCTGTTTGATTGGCACTATCAGTATCTTTAGAGAAGCTACGATATAAAAGGTAATCCAGCAGAGCGTTTTGATACTGATCATCAAGGGTGATTTTAGTACCCGCTGTTGCATTAGCGATTAGTACAGGGACGGCTGAATACACGCACTCGACATACTTTGTTGCTGCCGGCTGTGGTGGATAGATATAGAAGATGAGTGGATCACTGGCGCTATAGATGTAATGCTTCACTACGCTATTGGGCAGTGTTGCTGTCCAACCTGGTATGCGTTTAAGCATGATCTCTTTCGGCACATGATTAATCACGGTACCCACTGTGGTGCCGGCAGATCCTGAGTTATAAGGGATATCGAGTAAGATAATGGCATCACTAGGCAGAGCTTGTTTAATACCTGAGACTAGGTGTAGCGGTACGTTTTTGATATTGGTTTGCGGTGCTAAGGTGACTAACTCGCGTTGTCCATCATTGAGCCAACCGAGTAATTCGGCTGTGGTCCATCTTGTTGCTGCAACATCACCGAGTATGACACTGGCCTTATCAATAATGGTTTTTGCATCGGTTACTGAAGCCATGATTGATTCCTAGTTGAATGGATTGCGATATAAAGTAGATTGTTCTGAGGCGGCTCGATTAACCGTGTCATATAACGCATTACGCTTATGACCAAAGGCCTTATCAAATTGTCCTGAATACATAATGGCTTTATTGACATCCGTCATGCCACTGTTATTGATGGAGAAGAAACGAAACAGGCACCAGTTACTGAGATCATCATGGTACTGACTGGGTGTTTCCATTGACACAATAGGCCGACGTGAGCCGTCCAGTTGCATCGTGTAAGATTTATCAGGCATTGGATACAGCGTGAGCTTGGTATCATCCTGAAAATAGTATTTAGGAGTAGCGACTTCGCTAATCCATTTATTGATATTAAAATCCAACTCGCGTCGAGTGGTCTTTATAAGCGGCTTGCTCTCGCCACTCAACCGAACTGAATCTATAAAAATAACACTGGGATTGATGGCATAGACCGATACACCAGAGGTGACGGCTATATCATAAGTGCTATCCAGTCGTAAGTATTGAGCGCGTTCAGCGGCTTCTGTCTCAGCTTCACTAATAAAGCTGGCCAATACGGTATCTGGTACAACATAAGGTTCTACATCATCACCGGAGTAACGTCTGATTAACGCGATGAGCGCACTCTGTTTCATTTAGATCGCCATGGCGCTGTACGGATACGCAGGGACTTCACGTTTCACAATCGACTTAGTGACTTCGTCTTGGACATAGATGTCTTTAACCGCATGCTCAAGCACTTCAACTAAGAAGGCCGGTACGATCACTTCCATACCGCGTTTAACTAACCACGTCTTGCCATTAACCGAGATAGGCACATCAATAGATCCCGTATCACCTTCGGTTTTATGGATCATGAGTTTAACTTTTTTATCAGCAACAACCGGCACAGTATTACTTGCATCGCGGATTTGCTTCTTTATAGAATCTATACTGAAGCGAGCATTAGCATCAACTCCGAGTGATTTAGCATGGTCTATCAATTCTTCTTTGTTCTCTGATGTTTCAAAATCAAGCATGAGCTTTCCTTATTTAATTATTAATAAAAACTTCTATGGTGTCAGGCCAGTAAGTGCCTTTGTATGGCGGCTTACCATTATGGATAAGCCTGTGCGCCCATCCGGTTACTGCAATTAAATTATCTGGATCATTATTGCCCCTATCTTTGTCCATATGATGCACGTCAATATCAGGGCTTAGATACTTTTCCCCATCTATTTCAACCAAGAAATGATGTTCTGGAGCTTCTCTCCTCATCCTTTCTTCCACTATAAATCTATGCTCAAGAATGTAGTTTCGTTTCCATGTAAAGGGATGCCCTTTAATGAACTTATAAACATACCCTTGGCTCTGCCTTACATACCCACCGTTCCACATAGGATTGTTTACGCTAGACGTTCTTACAGATATTTCTGCTTTCAACGCATCAGAAATATTCATGCAGTCTTTAGAGCAGAATCTTCGTCTATCCGCGTGACTATGAGCTACGTCAAAATCTTTACCACATTGCTCACATTCAATAAAAGCCCTTCTTTTTGCCCCATCAGCCCTTACCCCAATAGCACATTCATGAGAACATGTTTGAGCATCTGGCCTGCTTTGGTAAACCTCAAAAGGGTTTTCACACACAACACATACTTTCTTTAAAGTTTCTTTTCTCTTTAAAACTCCAGCGCACTGCATGGAGCATGTTTTCTGTTCCTTATCGCTTGTTTTTACATCAAACTCATTAGAACAAATAACGCACACCTTCTTTACCCTAGACTGCTGAGATTTACCTCTACAGACTATTGAGCAGTATTGTTTTCCATACTTGGCTTTTGTTACATCAAATCCTGTCCCGCAAACTTCGCAAGATTTTGTTATTGATTTACCAACCGGAGAACATTCTTTCGAGCAATATCGAGCTTTATTTTTAGCTTGTGAATAAAAAAACTTCCCACACTTAGCACAAGGTCTTTCAGACTTAGGCTTTATTGCATCTCGACAGGTTACAGAGCATGTCTTTTGGGTTGATGCGACTAACCCAGACTTAATGATAAACATTTGCCCACAATTCACACATGCTCTTTGCGGTTTTGGCTTATCTTTGTGCTTGCATATAGTCGAACAATATTCAGTGCTACGCCCTAATCTAATCTTTATTTCTTTTCCACATGACTTGCAACTTCTTATGATAGGCATAATAACTCCATGATTTAATTAAAAATATGGAATCATTATACCTAGTCATTGTCATTATGCAATCATATAATGGAACTACAACGCAGTCGCTCCCACCTCAATACGGCACAACCAATTTTCATTAAGAATTTTGGCAGCGAAGTAAGTTTTCCAACCTACAAAGCCCACTTGTCCTAATGGATCAGATTTAGAAGGTGTACCAGGGTTCAATACACTTGGAGTGATTGAGTTAGCACCTTTCAATGGCACTAAGCCATACGCTTCTTTAGCAACGAATATCATTGGATAGACATCGATGTTAGTGGCATTGTCAGCAATCAAACCAGTTGAGGCAACAGCAGCACCAGCCGCTTGAAATGGCACCATTAGTGGCGTCAAGATAAAACGAATAGACTCAACAGAGCCTAATTCTTCTGGACATAATGGCTGACGTGAACCGTAAGACGCAACAGGCGTAAACCCTGCTAATGCACGAATATCGGCTTCCAAATCGGTATGACCGAAAGCAATATAACCACCTTCAATCGCTTTTGTTGCATAGCCAGGTGAAGAGGACAACATTGAAGTAACCGGTTTACCTCTGTTAGCACGCAAGGATCTAACAACCGCGCGAACACGATCAAGAGTAATCTTGCTGTTGACAGATACACGAGTAGAGTGACCGATAGTGTCATAGAATACGTTAGTACCCGCTTTGATAGCACCGTACGTAATCATTTCAACCGTTTCAGCGGCTTGTTCACCGGCCATCATCGCTGCATCTTTCAATACAGGATCTTCAGCCAAGTCATCAACTTTGTCAGTAATGGCAATAACAGCACCGTACTGAGCAATTTGCACAGTCACATCTTCATACGTCATTTGTTGAGTAGTCGGTGTTACACCTTCAGTCAGCGCAGTAGTAGAGATAGCGAAAGGAACAGGACGACGAAATTTAACAGTGTCGGCTTTGTTTGATGGAAGTGGTTTAGACTGACCGAATTTAGATAAAACTAAAATAGGTTCAGCGTGAGATAACATCTCAGTTGCAGCCCAAGCTGCCGTTCTTTGACTAATGGTGCCATAAGTAGTATTGGCCATAAATAATTCCTAAATATAAAAATAATTGAAAACAACGGTTTGTTTTCCAAAATCTATACAAGGGATTATTATTTGACCGGCCAACACTGCTAGCGGGTTACAAAACCATCATACTGTTTGGTGTTTCCTGTTAAGGAACGATAAGACTCTGCCTATCGCTTTGCCCTGCCTCCCGACAGTGCCTTACTTCTTCTTGTTCGCGTAGTATTCCCACGCTGAACTAAAGTCATCCGGTGCCGATGATGATTTACTGACACCTTTACTCTGAACTGCGACATTGCCGGCTAATTTAGTTTGCCTTCGTTGCGCCAATTCATTTGATTTGTTCTTGGTGCCTTGAAATGATCCGATCAGATATTGATAATCACGGGCATCATAACTACTAGACATTGCTTGGATTGCTGAGGGTTGCTCAGTCAACCAGTTTTTATACTCATTACCCGCAACGATATCTCGCCAGTCCGGTATGTTCGAGTCGATAATATTGATTTGGCTATCGATGTAGCGCTGCTCATCTTGACGATCATTTTGTTGCTGTATCGGTGCTAGACGCTGGTCTAAGTCACCATACTTACGCTCAAAGTAGTCGATCATTGGCTTTACGATTTCAGGATAGTCCTCCATCGCAACCGCTAGATCATCATCAAACTTCTTTGCTGGTGGGCTTTCGCTATCTAGTTTTTTTTGCAGGGCGCTGACACGGCCTACTTGAGACTTGAAGCTATGCTCAAAATCATCCCGTTCTTTACGCAGGACTTCGAGTTGTTGCTTGAGTGCTTGAGTGTCGTCTACTGAATCTTCGATAACGTCATCAGCACTTGCGTACTCACTATCATCATCAACTGACTCTTTAACGATCTCCTCAATTACTTTTGCATCATCTTCAGCAAAACCATTAAATAATTCTTCAAAATCTTCATCATCACGGCTGTAATCAGCGGTGTTATTATCTGACATGCGTGTCTCCCGACAGGCTGGTGTTACTTAACTGTATTCGTTACTGGTGAGTAATGAAACAGGTTGTTTGTTTGACAATGACTTTAAGTCAGTCAGTGCCGATACTATTCCTCGGTGATACATTGTTAGATTAAAATCCAGTGTGACGGATGACAGCTTGCGGCTTGATGCGGCCAACTGTTCATCGATGAAACTTTCAATCTCCAACCAAGTATCTGATGTAATATCTATCATAAGTCTTGAATTATGTGCGGGTTAATGTTACCACATATTGCATTTCTGCAATAGTGGCATATTTCTAGCGCTTTTTAGTCCATCTGTTGCGTCTCAATCCCCTGATTCATGCCTTGAGCAGCTGACTGTGGATCGACTTGCTGAGGTTGGTTAGGGTCTTGTGGCATTCCATCTTCCGGTAGAGCCGGTGAGCCTGGACTGGTGTTCTGTTGAATCATTTGATCTTGTTGCATGTCGGGTGTTTGTTGCTCCATACCTTGTGGTACTTGTGTGCTTGGAGTTCCATTAGCATCTTTATAGCCGGCAGACTTCATCAGCTCATCACCAACAGGAACAATCTGAGGCATCTGGACAATCTGACCAGCTGTTTGCATGGCACTAAACTGTGTCTTAACATTGATATCCGCTGTTTCAGCAGTGAGTTTATCAATCTTACCTTGCAACTCTTGTACTTGCAGTTGCATCATAACCGCTTGCTGTTCCATCATCGCTTGTTGCATGGGATCCGGTTTGTTCTTTTCCGCTTCCAACTCGTCATTGGTTTTAACAATGTCATCTGGATTGAGATGTTGTGCTTGAATCGCCTTACGATACAATTCTGGATGTTTAGTCAGGTCTGTGTAGATAGGTTGCAGTGATACCGACATTAAATTAAGCAGCGCTTGTGTCTGTGTTTCTTTGACTAACAATGCTGAAGAGCCTCTAGCATCAATCTCAAAGTCACCTTTGATCTCTTCTATATCGCTGTTCTGCATGTTCCAGTCATACATCCTGCCGATGAAGGGCTTAGTAATCCCATCATCAAAGGCTTTAACGACATTACGCAACACAGTGTTAGCGGCATTAAGCAAT